AGTATATGGCATATGGGACTAGATAATAATTATTTTAATTATCAACCTAATTTTTGGCCTAAACTTCTCGGTCAAAATCAATATGGTCTTGTTCGTTGTTATAATTCTTGCGGGTCCGATTTTGATGATATAGAGCTAGATTACGAAGAAACTCGCTATCATTATTTAACTTCTGACATTGCAATATCTGATAGTAGACCATCATGGTTACACGTTATCAGCAGAACAACCGCAAAAGAGGAATTTGTAGGTGTTTAAAACTACTATTAATTGCCGCGGGTGCGAAGTGAAATGCGACGTAATTATACGTCAAACTAATTATGAGCATGAAGAAATAGAAATTGCTTTTTGTCCTATTTGTAGTGCGAATATTGAAGATAATGAGGACTATATACCGGATTATGAAGAATAATGGTTATCCAGAAGATTGGAAAATAGATCCAGCAAATATTGATGTATCAAATTTATTATTAGATAAAGTCGATAATAGAGTAGCTATACCTGATAAAAATACAATTTTTTCTGATATTCAAAATTCTGACTTTAAACTAGGTTGGAAAGATTCAGATTGGGATAAAGAAGTATTTTTATATTCCACTTGTACAGAATCTAGAATGTGTCAAATAATTGCTCATTATGCGATGTCTATTTGGCCTCAACATCTTGATAATCATCGAATCGTTAGAACTGTTCTAAATGCAGGAGTGCCTGGTTCTGTATATCGAAGTCATGCTGATGATGTAGATATGTCTAAAAATACAAAAACTGTTTTGTATATGGCCAATCCAACATGGGAACATGGTTGGGGTGGTGAGTTCAAATTTTATGATCCCTATGTACGAGATCTCGTAGGTATGTTAGAATATAAACCTGGGCGAATGATTATATTCGATGGAAATATTCAACATACAGCTGCGTGCATTGCGTATCATGCTAGCATGTGGCGATTTACGGTAGCACAAAATTATGTACCTATGGGATAAAAGATTTTTAGAATTAGCTAAACACATTTCAACTTGGTCAAAAGATCCATCACGAAAAATTGGTGCCGTAGCAATAAGAGATAGACAAGTGTTGGCTACTGGATATAATGGCTTTCCAGTTGGTGTGATTGACGATGAAGATCGTTATAATGATCGCGACCAAAAATACGAGCTCGTGGTGCACGCGGAGATGAACTGTATCTATAATGCAGGTCGCAATGGTATGTCGCTTAGGGACGCCACAATGTACGTATATGGTTTACCTGTGTGTCATGAGTGCGCTAAAGGAATCATACAAACAGGTATTAAACGTGTAGTTATACATGATACAAAATATACTGATGCAAGATGGATAAATAGTTTTGGAAAGACATTGAATCTATTTAATGAAGCAGGTATAATTTGTGATGCAGTCGAGCTACCCGAATCCGTGGATATTACAGACTACAGGTAAATCTTTAGAATCTGAAGATTGTGAAAATCATGTTGGAATGGTCTATCTCATTGTTAATAAAAAGAACGATCGCAAATATGTTGGCAAAAAGTTCTTTTATTCTACTCGCAAACTCCCTCCTCTCAAAGGTAAAACTCGCAAACGCAAAAAAATCGTTGAATCAGATTGGCGCGATTATTGGGGATCGAGTAATGAACTTAAAGATGACATTGCTAAATATGGTCATGATAATTTCGAACGATATGTACTACGTATATGTGACTCAAAGACAGAGTTATCTTACTACGAACTCAAAGAGCAAGTAGATCGCGGTGTACTTTTGACCGAAGAGTATTATAATGATTTTATTGGTGGTAAAATAAATGGAAAATTCCTCAGATCTTAGGATACTTGTTTTCACACTTGAAGGGTGTGAACCTTGCATGTTTTTAAAACAATATCTAGATCAAAAAGGATATGAATACACAAAAGTAGAAATTGGTGATGAAATACCAATTGAAACTTTTAATAAAATCTATCCTGACGCGAATGGATTCCCACATACTATTGTAAACGGCGAACCTGTTTTTGATTTGATGATGTACTTAGAAAGTGGACTAGAACTATGATGGACGTAACACGTATTAAGAAAACAAAACAAATTGTATATCCTCTTGGAGCAAAAGATACTCAATATACTTGGGTACTTTTTCCTCTCGGTCATACAAGTAAAAAAGGCAATCGAGCTGATTTGAGAATCGTGCGAAACGATAATTTAATAAAAGATAAGGAAGTACTATGACAGCTATTATCGATGGCAAATATCACTATCTTTGGTCATCAAAAGAAGTACCAGATTCCAGAGGTGGCACCGAACGATTAACAGAACGATTGAGTCAAGAAATTGATCAAGAACTTTTGTCAAAGTTTATTATTATTTCTTCGCGTTTGCATCCGGATGAGAATATATTTTTAAGAGACGATAAGATTCGAATCTTTTGGGCCCATGATTTGCCAGGAGATCCAGCAATGGATTTTCTTAAAACCAATAAGAAAGATTGGTTTCACAAATATGTTTTTGTAAGCACGTGGCAAATGCAACGCGCTATTGAAATGTATAATCTACCTTGGGAAAAATGTATTGTTATACAGAATGCAATTGATCCAATTAATATATCTCCTAAACCTAGTATTAGTGAAGGAATTAGATTTGTATATCATTCAGTGCCTCGTAAAGGTTTGAACATTGTTATTGCTGCTTTTGAACAGCTGGCAAAAAAATATCCAAACGTACATCTTGATGTGTATTCTTCATATAATTTGTATGGATGGCCTAACGCAGATGAAGAGTTAGGCTTTAATGATTTGTTTACAATGATTGATGAACATCCTCAGATGACCAATCATGGTGCAGTAGAAAATGATAGAGTACGAATAGCATTGAATGATGCCCATGTTTGGGTACATCCTGCATCATTTGCAGAAACATCATGTATGTGTTTAATGGAAGCTATGAGTGCAGGCGCGGTGTGTGTTCATTCAAATTATGGTGCGATGTATGAAACGGCAGCAAATTGGACACAAATGTATCAATTTTCACCTGATCAGCGCGCGCATGCTGGTATTCTATTGGCCAACTTGGAAGGTGTAGTACAAAATATTGAACCAATGCTAGCAAATACTGGATCTCAAAAAGCTTTTGCTGATGTGTTTTATTCATGGACGAATAGAAAATTGGAGTGGAATGCTCTACTTCAAGGTTTGGTAAATACTATTAAGGACACTAGTGTTCCTCAAGAAATGTTTACTATTAAGACAGGCACATGACAAATATAATTCAATTCCCGTTAGATCGAAGAATGGATGAAATGTTATGGCAGGAATTAGAAAAAGAATTAGTTGAAAATAATGACGAACAAATTATTGTTGAAGAATTACTATCTGATTTTATTTCTTGCCTACACGACATGTCATTTCCAATAGATGATGAAAAATTTGTATATGATATTTCGTTTTTGTATGAAAGTATGAAATCTTTAATTTTAAAATTTCATGACAAAAATCATCCAATTCAGAATTTCGCACATAATTTATATAATGAACAGATAGAACATGCTAAAGCGGCTCAAAAACAACTGGAATTGAATTTCGATTAACTGTTTACAATGATGTGAAAATACTGTAGAATATAGTATTAGATTGTGATTGGAGATAACCGTGATTATCCTAGACTATAACCAAGTAGCTCTTGCTAACTTGATGGTGACAGGAACAAAGAACCTCGAAATAAACGAGAACTTACTGCGTCATATGATTCTAAACTCGATTCGTATGAATAAGGTCAAGTTCGAAAAAGAATTTGGTGAGCTAATCATCGCCTGCGACGCTACGTCTAACTGGCGAAAACAGTACTTTCCTTATTATAAAGCGAATCGTAAGAAGAGCCGCGATGACTCTTCTCTTGATTGGAATGAGATCTTTCGTATTCTTAATCAAGTGCGCGATGAGCTCACTGAATATTTTCCGTACCCTACTATTCGTGTAGAAACTGCAGAAGCCGACGATGTTATTGCTACTCTTGTACATGAGCATGGACGTGAACTAGGTGGTGAGCCCATTCTAATCCTCTCTGGTGACAAAGACTTTCAGCAATTGCAAAAATATGCCAACGTACAGCAATACGATCCAACACGTAAGCGATGGATTCGCTGTCAAGATCCTGAAACGTTTTTGATTGAACATATCTTCAAAGGCGATGCGAGCGATGGCATTCCAAATGTCCTCAGTGAGGATGATACCTTTGCAGTCGGTGGACGACAAAAACCATTGCGCGCTACTAAGTTGTACGAAATGAGAGATTCATCGCCTGATTCTTGGCCTAGAGAAATTCAGCGCAATTATAAACGCAATCGTATGATGATCGATCTGTCTAATGTGCCAGGTGATATTCGTAATCAGACAATGACTGATTATCGTAAACAACAATCAAAAGATAGATCAAAACTCTTTAACTACTTTATTAAGTATAAACTCAAAAATTTGACTGAAGCAATAGCGGAGTTCTAAAATGCCACAACCAAAAATGATCAGTGCCATCCTTAAGGAAATCGAGGATACACCGGGTCGAAAAGAAAAAATTAAGAAACTACAGGATCAATCATCTAATGGTCCTTTAAAAGCTGTTCTACAGGCTGTTTTCGATGACCGTATTATATTTGAGCTTCCACCCGGTGATCCACCATATAATGAACCGGAAGATATGCTGGACAATACTGGAGGTTTATATCAAGAGTTTAGAAAGTTTTATATCTTTACGAAAAATCAACGCAGTGCTCAAATGCGTCAGATGAAACGTGAACAAGCATTTATTCAGATGTTGGAAAGTGTTCATCCAGATGATGCTAAACTATTGTTGTCGATGAAAGATAAGAAGATGCCATATAAAGGTATTACTAAAAAACTTGTATGTGATGCGTATGGAGAGGATTTTGTCAAATGAGTAAGTCTAAGCGTGATCGTAATCATCGTCGAGAAGAAGCTCGTTATAGTGACGGTAATAGGAAGAACGTAAAAGAAAATAATCAACGCGTCGAAAAAAGAGTAAAAAATCTTTTTAGAAGTGGTAATATTGAGCAGCTTGTAGAAGCCGAAATTTATAAATAAAATCATGCCAACCTATGTCTATCGAAATACTGAGACTGGTGAGCTAGAGGAGCACATCCACAAGATCTCAGAAATGGATTCGTTTACAGCAGCGAATCCTCATCTTACGCGGCAAATTCAATCATTTGGAACTATTCGTGGAACCGGCGTCGGGAAATCAAAACCTGACGACGGCTTTCGTGATGTCCTGAAATCTATTAAAAAGGCTTCAGGAAAAGGCTCAACTATAAACACATTTTAAGGAGGCTATACAACCCTTATATTATGATAACTTAAATTCACTAACAACAAAAAGGGTTATCTATGCAACTTTCAAAAAGACAAAGACGTCAGCTCAAGAAACAAGGAATCCTCGATTCCAATGACATGACTCGAGTACC